GACTTTACGTTTACTTAGAGCTATAACGCTCCTGATGACTCAGCACTGCCTAGCGTCACCTACGCAGACCAAGCAACACCGCTGATCTTCAAGAACGGCAACACAGACACCTTCTCCTTGCTTTCTTACTCTGGCTGCCTGCAGTCAATTAGTTTTGACATCGGCAACTCTGTTGTTTACCGCGAGCTGATTGGATGCAACAAGGAAGTGATCATTACTGATCGCCAAGCCAGCGGAAGCGTGAGTATGGAGATGATTTCGATTGCCACGAAGGATTATTTCACTGCTGCACTGACTGACAGTGCGCTGGGCAACCTCACGTTCCAGCACGGCACAACCGCAGGGAACATTGTTGATTTTGCTAGTACCCGGATCGACATTGGGGACGTAAGCTATGCCGACCAAGACGGCATTGCGATGCTGAACATCCCATACACTGCGATTCCATCGACCGCAGGGAACGATGAAATTTCCCTTGTGTATACTTGATACGAGGGAGCCAAGGCCGTGTTGGGAAGCACGGCCTTTTTATTGCTGTAAGCTAATTGCAGTTAAATTTGCTCAATGGCATTCGTCCGCAAAAAGGTCAAGACTTTTAAATGGCCTGTAACAGTAGAAGAACCTGCTGATGGCGGGGTATTTGATGAATCCAGCTTTGACGCAGTATTCAAAAGAGTTCCACGGTCTGAGTTCCAGAAGCTTGCAGACAAAGGCGACCTTGAGCTTCTAAAAGCTGTCATGACTGGATGGGAAGGTATTGAGGACGAAGATGGGAAGCCGTTGCCGTTTTCCCAGACAGCAATGAAAGAATTTGCTGATGATCCTTATTGGATTCGTGGCGTCCTGAAGGCATATACGGAAACTTTTGAAGGCGCAAAACTGGGAAACTAAAAGATGCCGTCAAGTATTGGGCGAATGGCGGCAAAAAAATAGAAGACAAAAGTGAAGATGACGCAGCGGCATTTGGTTTGAAGCCGTTGCGTCAGACGGCTCCTAAAGAGGAGCATTTTGAGGTGTGGGAAGAAAATTGGGATGTGTTAATGATGTTCTTGCGGATGCAGACGCAATGGACCGTCACGATGGGAGGTTACGTTGGATTGAAATATGAGGTGTTGTTAGGTGCGTCAGGACTGATGTCCCTTTATGATGTAGAGAATCCCCGTGAGATGCTGGAGAGCCTTCAAGTAATGGAAGCTGCTGCACTCTCTGAGCTGAACAAAAAAGATGGCAAGTAAAAGCGTTTCACCTGTTGATATTGTACTTAACGTTAAAGGCAGCGAAAAGCTGCAAAAATTAAATAGTTCGTTCCGCGATTTATCAAAACAACTTAACAAGCTTTCAACCGGAGACCTTCAGAAAGCAACTGACGATGTACGAAAGTTTGCTGCAGAAGCTGGCAATAGCGAAGCGACAATAAAGGCTCAGATTAAAGCGTTTGAAGGCTTGCGAGCGCAAGCCAACGTGACAAGTACGGTCTATAGAGACCTTGGGAAGGGTATTGTCGATCTCAAAGCCTCGCTTGACGGGCTTGGCGCAAAATCGCAGGCTCGCGCTAAAAATCTTGCTGAGGTTGGCACAAGCGCCAAGTCTTCTGTTTCTCAAATAAAGGAGGCCATCGAGGAGTTAAAGCTTCTGTCAAAAGAAGCTAGGACGGGCTCTGACGCATTTGCTCGGCTGAAGAGCAATATCGCACAGATGGGGGACGCGCTGGAGATAGCAGAAGGCAAGGCTAAGAAGCAAAGAGAAATATCAAATCTCCTCAATGGCACGCTACGCAAAAGTTCAACTCTTATCGGGTTGCAATCTAGAGCCTACAGAGAAAGAGTTGCCATAACAGAAAAGCAGATTCAAGCGATTGACCTGCTTTCACAAAAAGAAAGGTCTACGGTTGCAAATACGGAGAAAAGACTTCGGCTGGAGGAAAAGCTTCAAAATCAGCTTCTTAAGGTTGCCCAGACTGGATACCTTGAGTTTGTTGCGTCTAGCCGTAGCGAGACTATCAAGCTGGCAGAGGCATTCAATAGCACGGATGCAGGCATCAATTCTTTCAGGACAAGATTAAAAGCTCTTGACAAAGATTTCGGCAAGCTTCCGAAAACTACGGCAGGGCTTAACCAAAAGTTAGCAGAGCTAAAAATTGAGCTTAATAATACTGTCAGATCAAGCTCTGACTACACCCGTGTTTCTAACGAAATTATCGGCATTCAGAAAGAGCTTGCCAAGGAGACAGGTGAAAGTGCTCAAGCGTTTGAAAGACTGAACAGAGCGCAGGAAGGAGCCGAGCGCAGAGCTGTCAAGCTTGCGGGTGCAGGCGAATATGTTGCTTCTGTTTCTGGCCTTGGATCCAAAGCTGCTGCTGAACGCATTGCGCGTGGAGGCACCCCGGTCATTGGTCAAATGCGCTCTCGGGAAGGGCGTCCTCAGGGCTATAGGGATCCTGCCTCTGGAGCAATGATTGCGCCTGGTGTCGGAACTTTTGCTAGTAGGAGAGCTTTTAGACAGGCAGGCGCTACTGCTTACGACAGACCTATCTCGCCAGAACTACCGCCTGCTATGGTGGCGGCGAGAGAGGCCCGGAAAAAAGAAATTGAGGATCGAATCAATAATCTGAAAAAGATTAACGCTGAGAACGATGCGCTACGGCAACAAGCAGCTATTCGACGATCTATCGAAAAGAACCAAAGAAGAGTTGCCGCCAAAGCTCCACGGGAGCAGCCGATGCGTGAAATTAGCGCACTGTACGGCCAGATTGGCGAGATTGGCATGGGCAAGATTATAACCGACATTGACATGATGGGGAAATCTTACAAAGAGGTCTCGGCGGATATTCGTGCGGCTACCGCCGCATCTAACGGCAGTATTTCAAGCCTGGAGAAGCAGCGAAGCGTTTGGACCCAATTACGAAATGGGCTTGACCCTGCTAGCGATGCTTTCAAGGAAGTAACAAGGGACATCGAAAGAGTAGACCGAGCTTTAGAAAAAACTTCCCGCAGAAGCCGCAAATTCTCCCCCGGTAAAGCGGCCCAGGTTGCTGGCGCAACGATTTCAGGCGGTATCTTTGGTGGTCCTGAAGGATTCCTTGGTGGTGCAATTGGTGGTGCGGTTGGTGGTGTTGGCGGGTCTTTTGCTGGTGCTGCACTTGGCGCTCAGGTAGGTCAGCTCAGGCAAGCGCTTGGTGGTTTTGCTGATTATGCAGCCAGTATTAAGAGACTGAGGATTGCACTGGAAGGCATTGCCGGAACTCAGGGTGAATACAATCGAGCACTTGCGGCAGCGGCCAGTGTCACAAAAGAATTAAATGTTCCACAAGAAACTGCCATTAGGGGGATCACTCGACTTACCGCAGCAGTAAAAGGCGCTGGTGGCGGTGTTGCTGATGCGGAGCTTGCGTTTAAAAATATCACTGCTGCTATTACGGCAACTGGCGGCGGAGCAGAACAGGTTGAAGGAGCCGTAACTGCACTCGTTCAAATTTTCTCAAAGGGCAAGGTTTCTGCGGAAGAAATCAACCAGATTGCAGAAAGATTACCCGGTACATTTAACAAGATCGCTGAAGCATCAGGCAGGACCGGGCCAGAGCTGACAAAAGCCTTGCAAGCGGGCGAGGTGGGCTTGAATGACCTGATGAAGTTCTTGGTTCAGCTAGGTGGCGAATACGGCGAATTGGCTGAAAAGATTGCTGGGTCTTCCGAGTCAGCTGGTGCAAGACTGACGGTTGCATACAACAATATGCGGATTGAGATAGGTAAAGCCCTTCAGCCGGTCGGTGCTGAGTTTCAGGAAGCGTTTTTGGAATTTATTACTGATATTGGCCCAAGTCTGGTGGGTATGGCGAAGGCTGTTGGAGAAGGGATGCGTTTTATTGTTCAAAACAGAGGCGCGATATTGACTATTGCATCTTTCGCGGCAAAGCTTGTTGCCGTGAATTTTGCACTAAAAGCGTTTGTTGCTTTAAATGGGCCACTAAAACTTATGTTCGCATTAATAAGAACTGGGTTCAGACAAACCACTCAGCAGGCGTCTCTTGCCGCAACAAAGCTGGCCAGGTTTGGAACGACAGTGAAAACTTTAGCTGCATCCTTAGCAGCGCCAATCGTAATAACCTTTGCCATTGTTGGCGCAGAGCTGGTTATATCTTACTTCAATAGAATTAAGCAAGCAAAAGCTGACCTTGACGCTTCTGGCACAAAACCTCAAGGTGAAGTTTTCTTCAGGTCAATCGGTGGAACGGCTGCAACGAAAGAAACGCTGAGATCAAACTTTAAGGATATTGTCAAGAATCTTGATATTGTCAGGGCCAGGCTCGCGAAAACAAAGAAAAGTATTAAAGAGTTTAAGGCATCGCAATCAGATAGTGGCGAGCGGGCCATGGGGGGAAGTGCGCCTCCTCTTGCTGGTGTAGCAGTCCCAGAAGACTTGACATCAAGGATAAAAGCAGACGAGGCAGAGCTAGCAAGACTTCAACTGAACTATAAAACTTTAATTGAGAAGTACCCTAGTGCTCCAGAAGCGGCTAAAGGCTTAACCACTTTCCCCGATCCCACCGGCACTGACGGCGGCGGCGGCGGCGGCAAAGGTAGGGCGGATCAAACGCTTTCGCGATTGATTAGCTTGCAAAACGAATACGATTCAATTATCCGATCAAGCCCATTATTAGAAATTCAAAGATTTCAGCTTACCAACTCACTGGCTTTAGTCCGAGCGCAAGAGGATAACAACGCAGAACTCATAAATACAATAAAAAACAATGAAATAAACCTTGCTTTTGCGGATCAAGAGCTGCGAATAAGAAATCAATACATAGACGCTATGAATGCTGCGAATAGCATAGAAAATCCACAGGAGAGGCTTTTAGAAGAGAGGATTGCAAAGGTAAAGCAAGCTTTTGAGCTTGAGAAGCTTGTAATTTCAGCCAATGGCGAGAAGCTTGCTCTTACTCAAGACACTGCTATAGCTGCAGAAAGAATTGCCAAGGCTTCTGAAGACGAGCTGTTCAACTTACGCGATCAGCTCGGGCTGGTCGGCAAACAGGAAAGGATCGATAGATTCAGGCAGTCAAGGAAAGACGCAGGAGATCCAAATGCTGAACAGCAAACCGATCTGTTCCGCCAAACAGTAGACCCAACGTTGACGGAAGGGTTGAGCCAAAACATTCGCAGTTTGAAAACAGAGCTGGAAGATCTAGTAAATCCAATCAACCAAATCACTGGCGCAGCAAACGCTATTGGCAGTGCATTCTCTCAGTCGTTCACAAATGCAATCACTGGTGCCACAAGTGCGAAGCAGGCATTGTCTGACTTTTTCAAAAGTGTTGCCAGTTATTTCTTGGATATGGCGGGGCAGATTATTGCGAAGATGGTGACGATAGCGATTTTAAATGCTGCTTTGGGTATTCTTGGTGGCAGTAGTGGTGGTGGTGGTGGGTTTAACCCCAGCGCACCAAGTATTACAGGTAACTCACTTGGCGACTTTGGCGGTGGAAGCTTTGGTGGCTTTATGGCCAACGGCGGACCAGTAAACGCGAATACGCCTTACATCGTTGGCGAGCGTGGGCCTGAGCTTATGGTCCCTTCAGGCAACGGAACCATTATCCCAAACGATGTGTTTTCGGCAAGTCGTGCTGCTATCTCTGGCGGTGGTCCGTTAGGTGCCGCTGGAAACTCTGGTGATCTTGGTAAAGATGGAATGGCCGAGAGCCGCAATTACATCAGCAATAACTACTCAACTCAACAAGCCATTGCTCAAAGTCAAGCAGCTGTATCGTCAAGTTCAATTTCAATGGAGCGTGTGATTGAGCGCAAGGCCGCAGAACGTCAAGCAACTGAAATGTCAGAACCGATCAGAGTTAAGCTGGACACTACCGTAATCAACAACGTGGAATATCTCACCGTTGAGCAAGGTCTTGCGCTTTCTGAGTCCGCTTCTCGCAAGGCTCGTAGCCAAGTGTTTTCTGACCTAAGGCAGCGACCTGCGTCAAGGTCAAAAGTGGGGCTTGGTTGATGCTTGCGATTGGTACTTATCTTAAGCTTGTTGACTTTGAAGGCTCAAACACTGGCTATGCTTTCCAGAACTTTTTCCAAGGCGAGTCGCGCACGTATTTAGGCACAAGTTATGTATTTGCAGGTTTTGGCTTTAGTGGCGGGACCCTGGACCTGCAGGCTGCCAATATTTCAGCGGCAGTTGTTTTTGCTGTAAATCAACTGGATTTAAGTATTTTTCAAACAGCATCAGATCAACGTTGGCTTGCGGAGATACGCACGGTATGGCTTGACCCAGATACGTTGGTTGAGACAAACCGTTACAGCGAAGAGCTGTATGCAGTGCTTGGATTTGAGCATGATACGAGTAGGCTACAGGTAAGGCTGGGTAACCCTTTGGACGCGATTGAAGCAAACATCCCGAGGCGTGTCCTTACCCAGGTCAGCGTCGGGGAACTTCCTTCTACCGGAAACATTTCATTGAGATAATGCTAAGTCCCAACAAAAATCGAATCATGCTTCTCCCGCAGGATCGGGAGATTATTGACATCACTGGGATGTCTGAAGAGCAGTATGTCTTTTTCTGCCGACAGGCGATTTTACACAGCAAGCTAAGACCTGGAGAGCCTGTTGCTCTTGCTCCGCTTGCGATTATTGCTATCAACCTGGCGATTGGTCTTGTTCTTTCTGCTGCGTCGGCATTACTAGCACCCAAGCCCCAAGTAAGAAAAGCTCCTGACGTTAGAACAAGGAATGTAGACGGGCAGACTATTGTCAGGGGGGATCAGTTTACAGCCAAAAGTGGTTTTGACACTATTCAAAACGTTGTCGAGATCGGCAGCACTATACCTATTGTTTACGCCAATCGCCAGTTAATTGACGGTAAATATTACGGTGGAATTAGAATTAATACAAACTTACTTTGGAGTCAAATTTACAGTATCGGTGGCGGGCAACTGCTGAAAGCTATTTTTTTAGTGGGCGAATCTAGCAGCATTGATGACAGGCTTTCTGGAATGATTCTTGACAACGAGCAGTTTGCTATTGGTAACAATCTTTTAAACGGTTACGATTTAAGTCTTTCGACAACAGGAAGGCTGTCTATCTATTACAACAACATTGGCGGGCGGATTACTTCAGGTGACTATATTGCTGGCGCTTCTCCTTTTTCTGATATAGCAAATTCGGAAAATGAAGGCGCAGATGACGTATTCCAAGTGAAAAACGTAAACGGGGGGTATCGGCCTTCTTTTTGTTTTGCATCAAAACCTTCTACTCAAACCTCAATAGGAGTGTATGGATTCATTGGCAATAATTTGGGCTACAGAGTAAACCCTGTATTCAGACCGGGCAGGCAGTTTGTTGTAAGAACAGACAATGAAGTTAATTGCAAGTCTGATTGGCAAGAACTTGCAAATCGTGCTAAGCAAGACAAAATTTTTCCCGGCAAGTCTTGTCTTTACGCAAGAAATGGATCAGAAATATCTGGCAACAGCGTTCAAGTAGCTGAAAAAGATCAGCTGAGCTATAGGCTTTTAAGTACATGTGCCCTAAGCGATTATCCAAACGGTTTCACGCGGGGTGGAAACTTAGGTCAAGCGACTGTTGGAGACGTTGCCGGGGCGGTAGCAGGTCGCCAAAAACAATACGACGAATTGATAACTATTGGTCAACTCTACAAGATAGGCAGCGCATTAGCTATTTGTTCTGATCGGGATGCGCAGCCATTCTTATCCGATGCCGATCAAACTCCAACTGGTGGAGGTCGGGATATGACCGCAACATTTACGGTGGTTCGCTCAGGCGCAGTTGATTTTGTCTCTCTGAACGATGCAGATAATTCCTCCTCTCGAATAGCAAGTAGCACGGCTCATATAATGCGCTGTGCTATAGCCAATATCGTGACCGAGCGCGGTTCGAGGATGATAGAAATTGGCCTTAGAAGTCGCTTGCAGTTAAGCGTTTCAGGTATCTGCAATTTCAGAGACACTAAGCCTTATTCTCAAATAGATGCAGAGGCTTGTGACAACTTCCTTGGCGACAATGCCGATGGCGCTAATCCTGTTAATTTTAATAGCGGCACCTACACCGGCCCGGAAATGAGATATAGTTTTTTCCGTATCTCCTACCGAGTAGCCTCAAGCAACG